ACATGATAAAATCTGCAATTATTAGAGCTATGTCAGTTATGACATTAGCTACATTCCTGCTAATTATAAGCCTATCTCCTCTCTACGTCACTTTAGGACTGTTACAACGTCAAATAATAGAAAAGAAAAACTAGGTTTTTGCTTCTTTTGCGTCTGAAGGTTTAATCTCTGCTTCTTGATTTTTTGTAGATAATAACTGTGCCTGTGCATCTTTTACACCTAGAATTGCACCTTGAATCCTGTCCTCATTTTTACAGGCAATTTCAAAAGCACGTTTAGCTTCTTCTTTTTGCGTTTGAATAGCAATAAGCTGTTGTTCGTACTGCTTGATTAGATCATCTAAAGGGTTGGTCATTAGTCTGCCTCCTCTGGTGTATTTCCCTCTGCTACCCAAGAGAGGTACTCTTGGTAGTCGGTGTTTGCTTCGTCTTTAGGAATCCATGCACCATCTTCTTTTCTTAAAATAAATTCTATAGGTTTTCCAACCATTGAAGGTTCAGTATGGTTTCCTAGTAATTTGTAAGTATATGTCATAATTTAAAGCTCCGCTGATGATTGGAAAGCACTTATATAAAATGAATTGTTATCATCATAAGCACTACCATTATATGCTTTAAAATGAGAAGTCGAAGAATTATAGTGTGTAAAACTAGATGTAGTATTTGCCCAAGTTACAGTACTAGTGGGAGTAGCTCTCATAGTTGTAGGAAATTCAACAAGTGACATCTTATGATTTACATGGTATTGATAAGCTGGTTGTAAGCTGCTATTCTCTATATCTGGTTTATAAAAATACCTCTGACATAAAGCAAGTTCTTGACCATAGCTACGATGTTCAAAATCTGTTGCTACACTACCTACTTCTAGCTGTACACCTGCAATCTTGACATAATTATTAGTTGAATCAAAGAGATCTATATTGCAATGTCCACCCCTTTGTGAATTTGATAAAGTACTCCAAGCAGCACTTGGAGTTGCAGAGGCATAAGTTCCAAATGCACTATATACAATGTCAAAACAAAATGCTTTTTGAGAACCAGATGTCAAAGCTTTACTTGTGTCTCCTGTTATTGTTACTGTTTTCTTCTCCCAAGTACCTGCACTACTTATTGTTTGTTGAACTTGATACCCTGCATCAGGGTTTTGTTCATTTTCAAAGTTAACTTGAAAGTTACCTGTTTTATTACACTTTATCCAAAAACTTAAGGTTACAGTTTTTGCGTTTGAAGTTCCATAATTAAGAACTTGTGAATCAAAACCTTCCATTCTGTAAACCGTCATTAAGTAACGGTCGGCATGAGAAGTAGTTGATGTTATAGCATATTCCAGACTATATTCAAATCCATACCCATCAGGAACATCTGATGCTTGAGTGATTGACCAAGTTCCATTGTTATTATCATTCATTTGAGTGTAATATCTATCCAAACCATAATATCCACTTTGTACTGCACCAGTTTTATTTCCTCTCTGACAAATCAGCATTGAACCATTATGATTCAAGCGTCTATTACTTAAATTATTAGTGATATTCGCTGTACAAGTGCCGTCATTAGCAAGGGTTACAGCATCTCCTGATGCCCCTGTGTGCCTAATGCTGTTAACAATTAATCTACTGCTCATGGCTTGGGATTAGCGTCTTTAACTGCTTTGATGTGGGTTGTCCACGTTCCAGTTGTATCTAGTTTACCTGCAACAATATCCTTGTACAACATATCTAACTGATCTCCCAAAGAAGCATAGACAGTAGAACCATCAGTTGTTCTATCAGTTTTATACTTAACAGCAGCAGCTTCGTCATCTAGGGCTTTCCTGGCTGTATTTATTTTGGATTGGACAAGTTTAACAGTCTTACCATCTTTATCAAACGCTCCAGCAGAATCATCAATAGTAACTACTGTACCTGCGTATGCTTTGTAGATGGCTTCGTGATCTAAGGCCATAGTGTTTTCCTTTAATTATAGAAGATAGCCATTAAGCTGCTACCTCCATTACTGTAATCATACTTGGGCATCTTGCTTGATACCAAGAGTTTCCATCATCTCCTGTTCTCCCTACATACCCTTGCCCTTCAGTAGCCATATAATACTGATAAGTGATAGCACTTGTACCACCTGCTGTATCTAAATATTCATGGTGTAAATGTTTTGCATTACCAGGACCATCTTGCCTTAGTTTCATTGCTGCTCCATATCTATTTCCAGAACCTGTACCACTAGCTGCTGTTAAGTGTGAGCCAGCTTTATAAAGGGCGAACACGTTCGCATAATCATCTTGTGACTGTGAATTATAAATTGTGCCAAAAATTAAAATTTTATTACTTGCAGATGAAGGTGTTATTGATACAGACAAACCAGTTATAGCAGTATAAGTTTGAGTAGCCGACAGAGAAAATACATCTTGTTTTAAAGTTTGAACAACTTGAAGAATATTTCCTGCCTTTGGGTTTGTTGTTGTCAGTACAGTTCCATCAGCAGTCGTAGGTAACGTAATAACACGATCATCTCCTGTTGACGAAGGTGCTTGAAAACTTACTGAACCTCCACCTGATGCTGCGTTTAGCTTTATCTTTCCTGTCATGCTGCTACCTCCATTACTGTTAAAGATGATGTCTGCCTATTTACCCAAATTGCATTATTATCAGAATTAGATCTATTTACATACATTACATTCTGAGTAGTATCTGTTTGACTCATTTGTAATTTAATTGTTTGTGCACTCGTAGAATTTGGTGAATATAAAAAATCTACAGGAACTGGAATAATACGATATGGTAGTGAGTCATCACCATAATTATATCCTGTTCCAGTATGAACATCTTGTGGTTGAGCAGATAGAGCTCCTCCATTTGCTGTGTTTGATCCACCGACCAAAGAACCATTCACATCTATAAAAATATTACAGCAATTATCCCCCTCATCTCCAATCGCAACCATACCTGTAATCCATAATTTGTTTGAAGTAGAACTAGGAGTTATTGTTACGGATAGTCCAGTAATGTCGGCTCTGGTTGCTGATGAAGTGCTTTGAGTATCTGTTTTCCTACTTTGTATAACTTGAAGAATACTCCCTTTAGCCTGTGCTGCTAAAGTATCACGATCTACTATTCCATCAGGTAATCCACCTACTGCGATACCCGTTACTACTCCTGTGTTTCCGTTGATTGTTACTGGCATTTAAACCACCGTAAATGTTGACCCAGAAGGTACAGTTAAAGTATAAGTCGCCATTGAAAAAGGACCAGCTACCATACCATTTTTATTAGTACCAACTGTAATATTTTCTCCTGCTGTTGCAGGGTTTTGAAAAATAGTATCTGTTTCCCCTCCAGCAGAAATAGCATTAGTAGATGCAGCAGTTATTCTGCCCTGAGCATCAACTGTTATAGCTGGAATAGCAGTAGCTGAACCATAACTACCTGCACTAACAGCAGTATCAGCAAGTCCAGCAGCTTGTGCTTTGGTTAGTCCCATTAATCAGCCTCCTCTGGGGTGTTGGTCTTAGCCCATTCTAGGTACTCTTGATAGTCTGTGTTTGCTTCGTCAAATGGAACTGACCATATAGTTCCGTCTTCTTTTGTTACTTGAATAGCTGGAACTACACCATCTTTATTTTTTTTGAGTAGTTTGTATTTAATCGTCATTATTAAAGCTCCGCAGAAAAAGAAAAAGTAGCATCATTACTTCCATTATCACCCCATTCGCCTATTTGTCCCCTAGTCATACCCGAAGCAGTAGCACGAATATAAAGAGAACGTGTATGTGATCTAGTAATTTCAATACTACTTAAAGTAGATACACTTTGAGCAGAAGAATCATAACCTACAAGTCTAAAAGTACCAGTTGTTGATAAACTTGGACTCGCTCTCATAACTTGTGGTAATTGAAATACAATTTCTACACCTGTTGCACTATTAGCAAAACCAATACCAAAATTAGAATAGGCTATACTTGAAACCCATTTATAAAAGTATCTCTGACACTTAGCCAATTCATCTCCATACGACCTGTGTTCAAAATCTGTTGCCACGCTGCCTACTTCTAGTTGCATACCAGTTACATCGAATGTAGAAGCTCCAGCAGTTAACCAAGTTGATGCCATATCTGGACAGTAATTTGTATTATGAGCAGACCAAGCATTAACGGATTTACTATTATCTGTATAATCAGTTCCATAAAAAGGAATTAGATAAAGTATTAGCCCTGTTCCGTTATCATTATTTATGGTGATATTTGAATTGCCTGAAATAGTATGTGTAATCTTTGTCCAAGCATTATTTCCTGATGCTGTAAAACTAAACGGATAAGTTTGTACAGTTCCATCTGGCGTATATAACACTCCATAAAAAGTTTGATTTGTACTTGCTCTAAACCAAAACTGCAAAGTTATTTTGCTTGATGCAGATGTATAATTCCAACCACTACAAGCTAAATTTTGTGCCTCAATATAATGTGAGAAATCTATAGCACCAGCAGCGTTAGCAGTACCAGCTTGATTTTGACTAACTCTAAATGCTTTTCTAAAACCAGCATCATAAGCATCTCCACTTGTTAAAGTTATTTGTTCTTGGCTGAAAGTATTACCACACCCAGAACCAATTTTTTTAAATCTATCAACTGTGGCAAGTCCTTGTGTACTAGAAGATGCTGATCCACGTTGAGCCACTTGCATAGCTCCGTTGATTATTAAATTACGATTACTTAAATTATTAGTTATATTCGCTGTACACGTTCCATCGTTAGCCAACGTGATCGCATCACTTGATGCACTTAGTCCCTGTAATGCTGATACTTTTAATTTGCTCATTATGCACCCTCCAATGCTGCTACTCTAGCTTCTAAAGCTTCTCTTTTAGCAACTTCTTCTTGTAATGCAGCAGTAAGTAAAGGAACAAGTTTACTCTGATCTATCCCTTGATAAATTGGATCACCTTCTTTTACTTCATCATTCACATCATCAGATGTTGCTACTTGATCTTTTGTACCTGTAATTGCTTCTGGTACTGCTGTTACCTCATGTGCTAAAAATCCATCAACTGTTATATCTTTAGTAACTATAAAATTAAATCTTGAAGGCTTAAGAGTTTTTAATCTTGTTATACCATCTGATATAGGAGTTACGTTTTCTTTTAATCTGTAATCTGAAGAAGTATTATAAGATGTTCCAGAACCATTAGATTGAATATTTCCAACATTTGAATTACTACTATTAAAAAATTCGATCATATTAGCATTTGTTCCACCGCTTGCCCTGTCACTTCTTAAACCCATAACCCTTACATTATCTGAACCATCAGCGTGCATAAAACAACAAGAAACATTAGTTGTAGCTTCGTTTTTAACTTCAAACATTCTTCCTGGAGCTATTTCACCTATGCCAACTCGACCAGCACTTGTGACACGCATTTTTTCTGTTGGACCACCACTATGACTAGGACTTGTATTAACTAGAAAATCATGTCCAGCACCATTATTTAGTGCAATAAGGTTTACACCTCTTTGAGATGGTGGATTTGATGAATATGCTCCTAAAGAAATTCTTGCTTCATCATTTGTACCACCATTAGAACGATAAAATTCAGCAATTACAGGGTTAGTATCATTTACTTGTAATTTCGCTTGCGGACTTGTTGTATTTATACCTACATTTCCAGACGAATCTATACGCATACGTTCTGAGCCAGAAGTATAAAAACTAAACGTATCAAATTGACTTGGGAGTATTCCACCCATCAAGATATCTGATGAATCACCTTTCCCTGTTAATGCCCATCCATCAAGTGCATAAGCAATATTGTTTGTAGATGTTACATCTAAATTTTGTGCTGGAGTTGCTGTCCCAATTCCTACATCTCCAGAACTGTTAGCCGTAACAAACGACCCATCTCCTGCGTAGGTGTCGTTTAAAGTAATAGTTCTATTGGCAGCAGGGTTAGACGAAGGAGCAGATATTATTACCCCATTCCCTCCGCTATGTAATAACTTAAGTGAACTCATACTGCTACCTCCGTTAAAATTAATTCGGTTGATGAAGCATAACCTGTTGAATGTGCTGATCTATTTGCATGACAATAATAATTAGTATCTGCTCCATTTACATTTATTCCAATAGCATATGTAATAGCACTTGTAGAACCAGCAATATCAGAATAAGAACCCGAAACTCCTGTTCTGTTATTATCACTTGTACTTGCAATATAAATAACTTTATTGCCAGTATGTGCAATATCGTCATTCGTTGCAGTTCCACGAGCAGCATCAATTACATTGCCACTTTTTATTATTTGAACATGACAATGCTGTTGACCATCTTGATATGCTACTTGTGCATGATAAGTGATAAATATTTTATTACTTGAATTTGTAGGTGTTATAGCACCAGAAATAATTTGTGTAGGTGTTGTATTACTATTATTACTATATTGAGTTTTATTTTGAAAGAATTTAGTTTGTATTATTTCATCAGCAGCATAAGTTCTCTTTGCTTGAGTTGCTGCACCATTTGCTAAAGTATCTGTATCTACACAGCCGTCAGGCAAACCTCCTACTGAAATTCCTGTAACTGTTCCTGATCCGTTTAATACTATCGCCATAATTTACCTCCTAGACAATAACATAGCGTGAACCTGATGGAATTGTAACCGTTACTCCATTTGCTATTGTTATATCACCTGCACTTAAACCTGACTTGTTTGTAGTCATAGTGTAATTATTTGAAATTGTTAAAGCATTTTCTGTTACGCAACCATCAGCCTTTTGTGACGAAACTCCTGTTAATGCTGATCCATCAATAGCAGGTAAAGCACCTGTTAATGCTGATGAAGGTAAATTAGTTAAACTCGCACCAGATCCACTAAATACAGTCGCAGCTAATGTCCCTGAAGAAGAATTAAATGTAAGGTTCGATCCAGACTTTAATGCTAAATCTCCTGTCGCTGCGGTAGCAAACAAGGGGAAACAAGTAGTATCGGAACTTTCATCTGCAATCGTAGAAGTACTCGCATTGCCAACTGCAATTTGAGTTCCCATATTAACAATGAAATATGTAGCACCACTAGGAGGAGCAGAATCAAAAATAATATCTGTACCGCTAACAACATATCCATCTGTCATATCTCCCTGTCCAGTTCCATCATTAGGTTGTTGCATTACACCATTGATAGATACTCTTAAAATCTCTGCATTAGCAGGTGTTACCGCATCACTTGTTCCCTTAGTAACTAACTTGAATCTATAAGCAGAACCGTTAAATGTTGCAGAACCTCCACCTGTCCCAGATGATGACGCTATAGCTAATAAATCTGCTGCACCTGTTGCACCTCCACCAATCTCACCCCAGGAACCACTTTGATATCCTTCAAATTTACCAGTAGTTGAGTTATATCTGAAATCTCCATTAGAAGGAGAACCATCTCTTTGCCCTGTAGTACCAACAGGAACTCTTATAGAAGATGTGTAGTTATGAGTTACTTTTCCTGTAAATGTTCCACCTGTATCTGGGATACCACCTGAATCTACTGCCCATTCCAAATTAGTTGGAGTTGAGGCATTAGCCTTAAGTATCTGGTTCGCTGTAGGTGCTGCTGCTGGTAACGAAACAGTATAACTAGCTTCACTACCTTTATCAGTTGCTCCCTTAATTCCTACATAAGCAAAACCATTAGAATCTGCCTCGTATAATCTAACTTCTTTTGCATTATCAACAGCAAGATTATCTGTAGTTGTTATTGCTCCAGAAACTAAAGAGGTAAGCGTTCCAACAGAAGTAAGACTTGAACTAACAATCGTACTTTTAAGAGAAGTACCAGTTAAAGTAGACCCTGCTGCCGTTACAGTAATATTTGCAGATCCATCAAAAGAAGTTCCATTAATTGTTCTTGCAGTCTCTAAAGCTGTCGCTGTAGCAGCATTTCCTGTAGTGTCTTGATTAAGAGTACCTACAACAAAATCTAAAGTTCCGTCTGCATCTTGATACGTTACTGTAATTCCTGTCTCAGTATTACCAGTAACCATTCCACCTACATAATCTTCTACCTGTTCTTGAGTAAGCGTTGCAGTTATATATCCAGCACCATTTGTAATCGCATTATTATTTAAGGAAATATTTGCTGTGCCATCAAAACTAACTCCAGCTATAGTTCGAGAAGTCTCTAATGCAGTAGCAGTCGCAGCATTACCAGTACAAGAGCCAGATGATCCAGAAGTATTTCCAGTTACATTACCTGTAAGATTTCCTGTGACATTACCTGTAAGATCCCCTGTAACATCACCAGTTAAGTCACCAACAAAACTTGTAGCAGTTAACGCCCCAGATGATGAGTTAAAGGTAAGATTTGTTCCTGTCTTTGGTGGTAAATTACCTGTTGCAGCAGTTGTAAATAAGACATTACAAGTAGTATCAGATGACTCATCAGCAACAGTTACATTAGTGGCTATAGCAGATGTTCCTGTAAAATTAGTCGCAGATAAAACCTGTGTACCAGCTACTTTTAATACTTTTCCAGAAGTAAGATCAATATGTTCAGAACTTGTCCAAGCATCTGTAGAATCAACCCAATTCCAAGTCTTATCTCCATCAGTAGAATCAATAGTAATACCAGCACCATCTACAGCAGCATCATTCCCATTTCCTTTTGCAATTTCAATATTTTTATCTTTTACAGTTAAAGTCGTGCTATCTATGGTTGTTGTCGTTCCAGCAACAGTTAAATCCCCTGGAATTGTTACTAAACCAGCAGAACTAATAGTTAAGCGACCAACTCCTCCTGTACTAAGAGTTAAAGTATCCGATCCACCACTAATTCCTGAATTTGTATCAGAACTAAAACTAAAAGCAGGAGCAGAAGCACTTCCGTCAGGTGCTTTGCTTAATAAATTTGCATAAGTAATCTTTTTATTTTTATCAGCACCAGTTCCACTTTGGTCAATTATTGGCAGCGTATCTGTACTGGCTGGTGCAGTTAAAGCTGTAAATTCTGATATTTTGCGATTTGTCATAATTTAAAACTTAATTACATACATTAAAGCAGAGTTTTTAACACGAACCTCAGTTCCACCATCATTAGCGTTAGAAACACTAATACCAGTTGTGTCAGATGAAGTTCTACCTACCTCTGGTTCACTTGATTGAGCAACTATATTATATGCTTCATTTTTGTTACCAGCCCCAGTACCAGATGAAGGATAGTTACTACTACTTAAGTTACTATTGTATTGACGTTCTCCAGCATTTCCTGACCTAAATGAATGATGATAATGGCCTGTGTCTGTAATGCTTGCTGTGTGATTGTGTGATTTATTTTGGTCCGATTGACTAGAAGCAAATGATCTTCCATCATCTCCAGTTCCAGTTTTATTATTAGCCCAACCTCTTACAAATTGACCTCTAAGATCAGGAAGATTAAAAGTAGAAGAACCATCTCCAGATCCCCATGTTGTTGCAATCGTGGCAAATAAAGTAGCATACGTTGATCTACTTACAGCAGCACCATTACATTCTAGAAATCCAGAAGGAACAGTAGTCGTAGCTAAATTAAAAACAGAACCGACAGGAACACCATTAGCAAGTTCTCCCCAAGCTGATCCATCATAACCTTCAAAACCAGCAGTAGTAGAGTTAAACCTTATATCTCCAGTAGCTCCTGTTGGTCTTTGTGCTGTAGTTCCTGCTGGTAACTGTAATGACCCAGTACCAGACATAACAATATCTCCAGCAGATGTAACCGTTCCAGAAAATGTAGGTGATGCCTTAGTTGCCAATCCTAAATTGCTGGCATCTGTTAAATCTCCTAAAGTTAACCAACCATTATTAGCAGCATTTCTAATTTTTAATAAATTATTTGAAGTATCAGCCCAAATTTTATAAGCAACAGTCGTAGAAGGAGCAGAAGATCCACTATTAGATGATTGAATATCACCTAAACAGAGATTTAAGTCTGCTCTAAAAGTCGCTCCTACTGCATTTCCTATATCAAAATCATGTGTATTACTCATTTATGTAACCTCCTTCCCGAAACCTGACGCTGCCCATACAAAGGATCTAGCAACTGCTGAACTTCCATTTTTAAATGTGACTTTAAAACCTGTCCTACTTATATTAGCAAGTTCAAAGAAATCCCCTGATTGTTGAGTTGTTGGAGTCACTACTACTTGAGGTGTATTTTTAAATGGGTTTGTGAAAGATACAGTATATTGTGATGATCCAGTAGTAACTGGAGTTGAAATACTTTCTGTTCTTCCTTGTAATTCTAGTGTAGCTCCTAACTCACTTATCGCTATATTTTGGTTAGTGTCACCACTTGTTAATATTGCTTTAAACTGGAAGGCTCTACCTGTAATTAATACATTACTAAATTCTTTATAAGCACTCCAAGTAGGAGAACCAGAAGGATCATCATTAGTAGCCCGTACATAAACAGCAGCATTACATTTTGCAGCTTCAGTTGTTCCACCAACAGCATCAATATATCCCCAACTATCAATCAAATCTGTTCTGTCATCAAACAAACTGTTTAAGATAAAACTACTTGCTTTTAAGGTTTTTCTTAAATTAACGTCATATGGCTGCGTTAGGTCTACAGAATTAGCAAAAGAATATTCCCCAGAAGTTTCTGTCGCATTACTTGTAACTACTAATTTCAAAGCATCTAATGTTGAATCATAAACTGTATCTGATTTTGACCCTGTAAAGTTAGCAGTATGCTCATCAATAGTTCCAACAACAAGTCTTTCAGAAGGTGCTGGTAACGTAGTTGTTATTCTTGTATTATTCCAATCTGAATCTTGTGATCCAGGAGAAGGTGATTGTCTACCTCCATCATCTTCAAATTTGATTAAATAAGTTCCTTCAAGTAATGGGACTATTTTCTGTGTTTGGCTACCTGCTGCTGCAACCACAATTTCTTGTGCATCTTGCCATTTAGCAGCAGTTGTTAATGAAGAATGTCTAATTAATGTTTTACCACCTAATAACACATCAAGTTCCGTGGCACGATTCCAACTTAATATTGCACTAGACTCATCTATAGGAAGTAAAGTTACACCACTAACATTAGTTGGAAGAGCAGTTTTACCAACAGCAACAAAAGGATCTAAAGCATTAGGTAAAGTTGATCTAAGACCTGACGAACTAACGCTGTAAACCTCAATTGTATAATCACCAGCAATAGTATCTAAAATCTCATAACTTTTAGCACCTTCTACAGTTCTAGATACATAGTTACCTTGCTCATATCTCCATCTGACATAGACATTATCAGTAGCAGTAGTCCAACTGACAATAATCTTTACTCTTGCAATTCCTGTGTTTTCATAAATAACTTCTTCTGCTGTTACACCTGTAGGAGAAGATGGAGCAACATCTAAATTAGTAATATCTCTAGCAGTAAGAGCAATACCACTCTCTATATGATTATATTTTCCTGAGTTATATTGACCTGCGGTAACTACATAATTTGATCTATCTTCTTCAGTAACAGTTAAAACTCTCCAAGTAGAAGTCAAGATATCATTCGTCTGATAGACCCAAACACTATTAACATTAGGAGCACTTGAAAAGTGTTGCCCTAGATTAACTACACTCCCTACTATTGAAGTAACTGTCTTATTTTCAACACTCCCATCAGATAAAACAGCAGATAAAGTAGCTCCTATTTTATAAGTTAAATCTGTTGTATCATCTACTGTCACGGAATTTGTGGTAGCAGCCTGAATACGACCTCCTCTACGCTCTCCACTTCTTACAGGGTCAGCTATTTCAATAATCTGTCCAGGTCTAACAATAACCCCTGCATCTATAGAAGTCGCAAAAGTGACCACTTCACGCTCTACGTTTTCCATATAAAGCAACCATTTAGCAAGACGATTTGCCTGTCCTCTACTGGTACAAGCAAAAGCATTTATATTTTTAATAACTGTTCCATAACGAGTTTGGTTTGCAGTATCAATGACTTCCTCATAATTTATATCTCGTAAATCTAAATCTAAATACTTAGCAACTACTACTGTAGGCCTAGTTTTTTGACTTGTATTTTGATAAGTGAACCCAGGAGGTAAAATATTAGCAAGAGTAAACAAATAACTAGAATCTTTTGGAGCGTCTTGAGTGATAGTTAAGCTGCCAGCTTGATAATATGGCATAGCCCTAAATACAGAACACATCTGATTTATTACGTCATAAGCTTCCTGTTGGCTTTGAATTGATACATTACAACTAAATCTAGGTTCTGTATTACCTGTACCTGTTCCATCGTCTACCTGTGCAGAACAATAAAGAGATGCTTGATAAAAACTAAACTTATCTAAGTCAGCCTCCGCAAGATGAGCACCTAATCCATATCTAGAAGATGTTAAAAGGTCATATAAACACCAAGCAGGATCATTTGTATATTGTGCAGCACCTAATGTGCCATTAAACGTGCCAGTATAAGATAAACTTCCATCTGCCCTTACTGTTGCATTATGAGGAATCTTTACTTTTATCCCTTTAATTAAATACTTCCTTGTAGGAATAGAACTAAATTGTTCTGCATCAACCCTCAATCCAACTAACGCACTATTAGGATATGTCCTTTGGTCATACTTTATCTCTACATAATTATTAAATTGAATCTCATTAACTAATTTACTTGAGCTACTATCGGCAGTAATTCTAGTAACTTTTATATTGACAGGAAACGCACCATCTAAATTAATTAGATAATCTCTTAGGTAGACATCAGGAGTTCTACCTGTAATTGTCCCTGCATTACCAGAAACAACAGTAGAATATGATCCTCCAGAATATTGGACAGCAATTTCTAATTGAACTTCCGTACCAAAAATATCTCCCTTATCACTAATACTTTGTAAGGCTGGAACAGTAATCGTTACTGATACTGCGTCAACATCCGAATCCGTAATCTGTATAACCTTTGGGTTTGATTGAGGAACAGTAGAAAAACCTGTCGGTTTCGTTGTTGTAACATTCCTAGTTACAGGAATTACTGTTTGATTAGATGTTCCAGTTCTTACTTCATAACTAACATCTTTAAAATTGAAAGTACCATCCGCAGCTTGTAATGGTGTGTTGTTTAAAAATATAGATTTTGCACCATCTACTAATCCACCTATTTCTCCCTCTCCAATAAGATCAAGAACTCTAGCAAAACTTTTAGAATCTAAATTATCTTTAGCTTCAGTAGGCGTTTTATTACCTCCACCTCCACCTTTTCCACCTCCACCTGATCCAATAATCTTACTCATACTTCCACCTGCTCATTATCAATAGCAGCCGATACTACAACTGAGCCAGTTAACGTAGTGCCATATATTACAGGAACGGCTACACCAGCACGGCTTGTATTTTGTATTCCACTAAAATTAAAAGATAAACGAGGATCTTGTTCTTGTGTTGAAATTTTAGGAACAGGAGTCAACATATCACTAACACCACTTAAAACCAAAGCACCACCTAAAGCAACACTAGCTTTTGTTAAAGCTCCTGTAAATCCTGTTAGATTAGCAAACCCAAAACCTTCTTTACCGAAATTAATAGCAATATTAGGATTTATCAAGAAAGCACCTCCTATTAAAGCTACTCCCAGTAATATCTTTCCAAATCCTCTCCCTGCACCTCCAACGACAGGGATAATTTTTATATCTTCTTGTCCATTAGGATAATGCAATTCATCTTTCCCTATTTCCCAATCGCCAACTGCAACTTTATAATACCTGTCGGCCATATGTCTTTCTAACTGAGGAAAATTTACAACTAAAAATCTGATAGCCTGTGCAGCACTACTTACTTCAGCTTCAAAAGTCTTTTGGCCTAGGAACTTTCCTAATTCTCCGTACAGCTTAATTTTACGCAGCATAACGAATCCTCTTACCTGTACATTTTAGCAACCATTCGTCTAATAAATCACGACTTGATAATCTATGTTCTAAATGGTGTAAAACAGTTTGTTCTCCTAAGTAAACACCAATATGATTTAATCCGCTACTACAAATTGACATTAATAATAAATCACCCTTTTCTAAATCCTCTTCCTCTTTCAATTCTCTAAATCCTGTCTTTGCAAAACAACTTGCAAACATTGGATTCTTTATGAAATCATCTGGATCGTTTGGTCTAATCCAATCTATAAGTTCTATTCCTAATTCTTCTCTATACCAATCTCTACATAAACTCCAACAATCAGTTACACCCCAAACCCATTGTCTACCAATTAAAGGTGCTTTATATCCACAAGGTTCACAATAACCCCATTGCTTTAAATTGGGTTGAACAATCCACCACTTAATACCAGATTTTTCACAAGAAACTTTATCCGCTTCACTTGGTTGAGGACTTGTTACTGGATGACTGTGAACAACAGCACTTATCTCCCCATATTTATCTTCAGCATTAGCCCAATCATCTGGGTCTAAAATAAATTGATCTTTAGGATCTACAGCTAAATTATTACAAGGAATATACTTTTCCTTACCTTTAACGATAACCAAAAGACCACAAGATTCTCTAGGATTTTCCTTTATTGCGTGTTCTCTTA